TATTGGTACGCCAAAGGGCCAGCATTGCGTAGTTCATTTCGTCGGCGGTCATGGACTGTCCCATGTGAGCCACCGCCTGCTTCAGGGTATCACGGTCGTCACGTCTACCAAAGAACCATCTCTTACGTCCAAAGGGAGTAACCAAATGGCCGCGTTCCAGGATTTCACGTTGGACCCACTCATGCAAACGGCCTATCGCCGGGAAGGTTTCAAAGTAGAGCGCTTGGAACTCTTTGATGATGCCTTGCTCGATTTTGGTGTGCTTGGCCATCTCAAAGGGCGAGCCAAGGTAATTCGTACCGTGGCCAAGCACTTTGCACATGTGCCGAAGGCCATGATGTCGGTAGTATGGCTGTTCAGCAATTGCCCGGTCTGCACGCATATCACCTGTCCAGGGCAACCCTGGCTTGGACATTTTGGCAACTGTAGTGTGAAGGTCACCGGACTCGCAGGCATCGAGATACCTCCCATCACGGAAGACATTCCAGCACAGCGCTCCTATGTTACGGGAGTCAGCTTGTTCGAGATCGATATTGGCGAACTTCATTCCTGGGTCGGGTATAAAAATTCTTCGAAGCCTTTCCTCAACATTCTGGAGATTGCCACCAGTTCCGAAATCATTAAAAGAAGAAGAAAATCTGCCTGTTGTAGTTCCTGCGATGTTATAGGAGGTTCTGAGTCGGCCATCTGGGTCAACTTTCGTTTCAAGGACGCCAACCTTCTTTCCGTAGTCTCTAAGTGAGAGGACATGTGCAATAATTGGCTGAGCGAGAAAGTGGATCTGTAGTCGCTCAAGGGCGTCACGATTGACAGTCCGGGCCATCTCCCCTCTGTCATTGCGCTTTCGTATTTCTGGTAATTTGAGGATATCGTAGAGGAGACGAGCGACATGATCGTTAGATCGCCACGCTTTAGTTTTTCCCGTATTACAGAAATCGGGAAATCCAACTCCATCGTGAACGATCCTATAGAGATTGCGCTCGAGTCGGTCAATATCACTCTTATAACTTGTGATGGCTCGCTGTCTTTCATGCTCATCGACGAGCACCCCTCTAATGTTCATCTCCAGCACTGGTCCCTGAAGGGCCCGCGACAACTCATACGTCGCGGCGGTCATGTTATCGAGCTGCGGCAGGGTGGCCTCGAGGACCTCCATCGTAACGCAGCAATCCAACGCGTTGTAAATCCAGAGGCGCTCGGTCTCGGAGGCCGGCTTACCTGGGACTAAGAGGTCGCTTTCGTAGATTTTCATTTGATGTGATCGTTGAAGAAGCGGCCCTTCGAGGGCGCGGCTAAGAAGGCCATGAACAGTTCCTCCGTCCCCGGGTAGTCGTAGCTCCCACCGTGCACAAAGTCCACCGTAATAATGCCTGCGGCATGGAAGCCGATGGCCCGGATAGCGGTGCTCGACACCGGCACGGTGACCTCGATGTTCTTAGCGCCAGCCTCTGCACCTTCTGTTCCGAGTGCCTCCGCTCCCACAACGGCAAGGCCAGACTCGAATGCGGACAGCCGCATAGCGGCGGCGATAACTGGGATTAAGGGTGCGACCATTACTTAGTCCTCCCGCTTGAAGGTTTGCTTGTGCTTGAGTCGGACGGAGAGCTTCCACGCGGCTTCGTCGGTGTAGATACTACCGAGGTAGTCGAGCCCCTTGGGCGACTCTGGTTGTAGCGCATGGTGCAGCAACATGGTATCATGCACAGGGTTTCTAGCGATGATACCATAGGTGCGCCACAAACGGTGCATATCGTAGAGGCCGTTCTGAAAGACCTTCTCCGCGGGGCCGGCGAGGATACGCTTGACCCAGTTCCACGCTTCGACTTCGGCATCCTTGGTTACCCAATAGTTGTAGCCAGGCTTCCGAATGTCTTCGAACGGCACCACGAGCGCGATCTGCTTGGTTGGGGCGAAGCCAATACAGGTTATGGCGTCTCCCCTGGTTTCGATATCGACGGCCAATCTATTTGCGCTCTGGAGATACTTCCCCTCGAACCAGTTGAGTTCCCCAAGGGAGGGCTCAGTGTAGATAACACGTTTGAGTCTTCGGATTTCGGGGTATTCTGACTCTCTTCGGGCTTTTTGGAGATCAAGGATTGTGACGTGGCGCGCTTCGTAGCCGCCCTGGAGGATGTAGGAGGGGTGGAAGGTTGGGATGCATTTTTTTCCCTCCAGTACGGGGGAACGTGTGACTGCCCCTCGAAGTTTCGATATTCTACCGTCACGAAGTATTGCCCAACTGGCAGTTCCCCCGAGGCAGACAATGATGTTTGGATCAGCTTCATTAAGTTCGGCATAAAGGCGGTCGAGTTCTGGGAGAAATTCATCACGGATGTACTTGCCAGATGATAACGGCGGGAACGCATGACGGACCTCCTTGCGCGTAGCGCATAAGTTTTCGATCTTGTTGTTGGGCTTTGGCCGAAGGTTGAACACGTTGGTAATGAAGCACTCGTACCGGGCGATCCCAGCCTCCTTGAGCATGGAATTAAGCTGCCACCCGGCCGGGCCTACAAAGGGGGCGCGTTCACGCTCTTCGTGCTCGCCCCACGCCTCACCCACAAGTGCGATCTTATACTTCATTATGATCTCTTAATCACGATGTCTACTCCACTAGTAATAAGTATTTTCTTAAGCTCCTCGTGTGTAAGCAGTTTACCAACTATTAAATCCTTACCAACTATATTTGTCAGTTCTATGATCAGATATCTGCAGTCCTCCTCCGGCCAAGCGTCTATTACCACGATTTTCGAGTTCCTGGCCATTTTGAAAAATTCCTCTCAAACAGCCATATCATTCACTGCGGCCGATGCGGCACGGAGGGCTCGGGCTTGTTTCAGTGCGGTTCGAGCAAGCCCGGCAAACTCTGAATTTGCTTCGATACCGAGCACATATTTTGCACCAATTGACTCAGCCGCTCGCAATGCACTTCCACTACCGCATGTGGGATCGAGCATAACTGTATTTTCGTCCACAAGCATCCCGAAGAAGTGCCGCAGCATTGGCTCGGGTTTCTCAGACATGTGTCGTTCTCGCACAGTGGGTGCAGCGTAAGCGTTATTAACAGCGCGAACAATTTTGCGGTCTCCACGGGCTCCAAGGAAACAAGTTTCGTAGATTTGGCGGGGTCCTCGCTCAGGGTCGGGGATGATGCCTGCTCCATCGCTTTTCATCCATACTAGAGGGATAGGGTTGATGTACCAGCCCATGCGCTCAAGGTATCGGGCCGTATACTCGTACATGCGATCATTGCCCCTGCGCATAGCGAACCAGAACATGAGATGAGCCGACTCAGCTATGACGCCGCGCTTCATTCCAGCGTCAAGGGCGATCATGAGGCGCTCCCAAGTCTCCGGCGTATCAGTGTAGCCCCCGTGGGAAGCTGCTCCACCTTGATTGAACTCGTCGGACCAGATGCCGTAGGGGAAATCACAATGAATGAAGTTGAACCGAAGTCCAATATCTGTATGGACCCAGTCGCAAAAGTCTCCAAGGAGAATGGACTCTTGCTGTTGAGCAGCAATTCTAATTCCTCCGATGGAGTCATGAACACCCTCCAAAACAGCCTGCCGGGCGCGTTCCTGGGCGCGGACTACGAGACCCCGCGCCGTAGAGAACCTTGGGGCGTCGGTGACGCTCTTGTTACCCGCAACCAGTTCATCTGCTACCGATACAAACATACTCACATGTGCTTTGCTAGCAAGGCCAATTGCCGCGCTAGTCTTTTCCATAGTCCAGTCCGGCTCCGTGCTCTTCATCAGCAAGTGATACTCGCGCACGGCGCGAGCGTGGTCCTGCCAAGTGATATCCTGTCGTTTGATGTTCTCCTCAAGCTCGATGGCCTTGAGGGTCTTCGGGTCCATTTCATCTACGAATTGAACTGGAATTGCTGGCCAGCCCAACATGGTTGTGGCAGCATATCGCCGCTCGCCCGCAATAAGCTCCAGCTCACGGGTAACTACGATGGGGTGAATGAGGCCTAGACGCCGGATAGAGTCGGCGAGAACATCGATGTCGGTGAGTTCTCGCCGTTGGCGCTCATCTCGATTGACAACGATATCGGTCATAGGCACGAGATGAAATACGCCAGAGGTCATGGAACAAGTTCCTTTTAGAACATTTCCGAGAGGTCGTGGATCAGCTTGGTCATGTTCTTCTGGCGCCGCTCTAACTGATCGTAGATACTGGGTAAGCCAGCCGGAGCTGGCTCTTTGACAGGGTCGAGATGCGAGACGTTACTGCCGCGGACTCTACTTAGAAGAGATTGGATCATCTCCTCCTGTTTGGTGACCTCCTCGAGGACGCTCTGCGCCCGGGTTAACAGCCCGGAGTGGGGAGGGCGGTCACGGACGCGCTCAGGTGTATTTAACGGGTTGACATTTTGCAGGGCTAGTGCCTGATCGATGTCAGTGCTCATTCGGGTTCCTTTCAGTGTTTGGTATGGTCGGTTCAAATTTTGAACCATACCGATCATTGCCTACGTACCTTCGGTGCGGCCTTGTATTCACCGCACCACAGATTTGGACTTACTAGGGGAAAGTGAGTAGTGATTGTGTTTCCTTCCACCTTAGTGATGACAGGAGGGTATCTATGGCACACTATCGAGGGCGGGTCCCCGCTAGTAGTTGGGGTGCCGTAGATGCAGGTTGCACAAGTTCTAACCATCTCCGCTCCCTTTAGGGCAGCCCGGGACCACCTGGGTCGTGGAGATGATCCCGGGCCCCGCATACGCCTGAGGAGTCACCCGATCAGACGTGCGCGGTACTGGCCACCCGGTGAAAGACGCGCTTTCCGTCGGGTGATGCTTCGTGTCGCAGAGTCACCAACAACTGCTTATTGGGAGCCTGCGAGATCATTTCCTTGAGATTGGTTTCGGGGATATCGAGGTGATCCTTGAGCATCTCTACGAGACGCCACGTTGCCTTATCCGTGACGTAGAAGTCCTGCAAGATGATCGCACCCTGAACCTGGGCCTCCGCCGCCGCAGCAGGATCAACGTCTTTGTAGGGCGCTATGATCTTGAACTTGAACTGAAAGGAGTCCGTGCCCCGCTGCGTAGACTTTTCGTGGCTAGGTATCCCATCGACAATGCAATGGTAAGTTCCCACCGGGAACGCTTTAGGGGGCTTAATTTCGCTGGCAGGCATATTCAAGATTTCTTCAAAGCTCGGCATGTTTGGGACTCCTCGGGGTTAGGACCGTAACGTTTCGAAGTACGTTGCCAATCCGGTCTCTATTGGCAGCACTGGTAGCATCTTAAAACTTGCAGGGTTAGCCAAGTCAATCATAGCAGTCGCGGCGGTTTGAATGAACCTCTTGCCGCCCGCGCCGGTCTGGGCCAAGGCCACGCTGTTAAAGTATCGGGGTATCGTGGGTGATAGAGCGCCCCCGACTGCACTTGGATACCCTTTACGGGTGCCATCGGGGTTATCCACGTAGCGCACATGACTGATAACAATTACATTAGTGCGGAACGACTCCGAGGTAATCAGAGCGAGCACGCTTTCGATGGCATCCTGCGCGTCCTTGTAGACCGCGCGAACGTCGTACTTGCCGTCCCTAGACCTGGGCACCAGGGGTTCCCGAAAGTTCCAGGCAGCGTTTGACATAAATGTGAGCGAGTCCAATACCAAGATGGTATCCTTGCCCCACTCTGCGGGCTTGCCGAGGTCCACGTCGCCGTACTTCCAGCGATCCAACAGTCTGACACCCTCGATAAAGGCCGTCGCGGTCCCATCCACAACCGGGCCAAGAGGCGTGGAGGTCATCTTGTCGCGGAGGGTACGGAACTCGATATTCTCCAGGGCCTTCGGAGTGTCACGCTTGACGATCTGAGCGAGGGCGTCGAGGCCGTTGTCGTAGTCCTGAATACGGAGCTTGTACTTAGTCACCAGCGGGGCCAGAGCGCCAGTTTTACCCGACTTCGAGTCCCCTATAAGGAGAAGTTTGGTAAATTCACTCGATTGGTGTTGTGCTAGGCTGGGCATTGTCACCGTTCCTGTTGGTCAGGTACGAGCACTAGTTGCTCGCCGTTGAAGATATGAATCAGTCCATCGTCATTCTCGACGGCGTACCGAGGACTGCCGCTGCGCTTGGAAAAGGTGGCCAGCACCACACCAACAAACGAATAATCCCCGCCGCGCTTGGCTACCCGGTCCCCCTCGTGGAAGAAAAACGGGATCGCGTTAGCGGCCCTATATTTTGGATCTCTGGTTACGTCACGCATTACGTAGTCTTGCCCAATCTGACTAGCGTTTCGATCGCGCACTGCTCCGGTGATTTACCCTCGATCGCGGCATGGAGTCGGCGCAGGGCTCGCTGCAAGATGTCCTCGGTGATTGTCGTAGGGACGAACCATAAGCCTTCGTCATTGGCCTGTTCGTCTACCACAGCCTTGATTGCCGGCTCATCCACGGTTGTCGTTCCTGTCCTACGCACGCCGGCCGATGTATTCCTGAACCGCCTTCACAATTAGGTCCCGTTCTTCGACCGTGATGTAAGACGGAAGCTCGACTATCCGCAGGCCGCCGTCCATGTCCCTCACTTTGGGCTCGAAGAACTTGGCGATGACCGCGTGCCCTACTTTGCGTTCCTGTGGTTCTGCAATCATTGTCGTTTCTGTCCTAACTGCGAGCGGGTTCTCCATCTACGTCCAGGGTCAGGGTCAAGTGGGCGTGTCGAATGCCCTCGACCCAAGCCGGTACGGTTGTCTTTAAGCCTACGCCATTACCCAACTCAACAAACACAGTTCCGTTATCTAGTTTAAGCACCTCGTCACCGAGCTGAAACTCTAGGATAAGCTTGCCCATGGCTGTTTCCATACTACTCCCGTGGAATGAGAGGGTTCCACTCACGGCGGGTAAAGTTACTCTCGAGAAATTTATCTCGAACGGAGGGACTCCGAGAGCATATCTCTCTAAATACGCATCCGCCAAACTTATGGAAACAGC